GCATCTGCTGATAGCGCCGGAGGCCATGAAGATAAGGCAAAATATCATGCAGCCAAGTCAGATAGTCGTAATGTCGGCGCCGACCAAGCAGCATCAAAGCTAGCCAAGAAATTTAGCAAAGGTGTGGCGGAGGCTGAAAAGAATCCACACACAAGCGCACTAGGTAAAGCATTGTATCGTGACCTAAGCAAAGAGAAAAAGGTCAGTCCTGAACAAGTAGAAAAGAACAAAGCAAACTGGGCGAAGAACCCGCACAACCCTGCTAATAAACAGCAAGGCATGGCGGAAGGCACTGAACAAGTTTATAAAATTCTGGCAGTATCCAAAAGCAACGCATTAGGTAAGAAAGTTAAACTGAATGTAAAAGCCAGTTCACTGGAAGAAGTGTTTGAACGATTAGCAGCCAGTGATTGGTATCCATTAGACATCAATGGTGTAGAAGTAATCAACGGCAAGCGCCTAAAACAACTTGGACCACAAGAGAAAGCTGAAACAATTAGCCCGGTACTAGGTAGCAATCCAAAGCAACATCCTTTCAAAGGTAAGTTAGTTGGTGCGGATGAAAGCATTGAAGAAGCAACTGACTTACTAAGCATTCCTGAATGTGATAAAGAAGAAGATCCGCTTGATCGTATCAGGGCAATTATGAATCATCGTAGATAATATGGCTAATTATTCTACACTGGCGTACAAAGCATATCACTGGCTTGCTGACATTCCAAGTAAAATATCTTGGAGTAAAAAGCACGCCTTTACTGAAGTTGATAAAGAACAATTAGCTGAGCTACTTGCCTCTGGTTACTATGTAATATTAACAGGTAATCGTAGCCATCTAAGCAGCGTGTTAGTATGTTTCTTATCTTGGGTAAAAACAGGAGTATGGGCACAGTATAGTCACGCTCTGATGAATTGTGATAATATCACTGACCCAAGTGATCGTAGTAGCTTTAAGTTTGTTGAGGCAACTTCAGTAGGAGTACATCATTCTACCTTTGATGAAATTACTGAATGTGATACACTATGTGTGCTTACACCAAAGAATATTTCCAATGTAGAATGGACATCAATTATTGACGCACTGGTCAAACAAGAAGGTACACCGTACGATGACTTGTTTGATTTGTCTGACACCACTCACATAAGTTGTGTGGAATCAGTACTTAATGCGCTGAAGGCTGCTGATTATACTGATGATTTTGCTAATCTGGCTGCTATGATAGACGATACGGGAAATCTAGTTCCGCAGATGTACCGAAACTGCCCTGACTTTACAGTAACTTTTGAAAAGTAAACGGGTAATAAAAAATTATTTAATTTGCTAGATGGACTAAATACAGTTGATCATTCGAGTTTGTTATGTTATAATAGACTCAATGATTAGTTATCTCATTCCGAGATAGCGACATTAAACGAAGACCAACTTAAATTTAGGAAACTATCATGGCAACATCTCTCGCAGACATCCGCGCTCGTATCGCAGCGCAAGAAAACAAATCAGCACCAAAAGCATCAGCAGGTGACAACGCAATTTATCCGCATTGGAACATGGAAGAAGGCACTATTGCCGGACTTCGTTTTCTCCCAGACGCAAACACAAGCAACCCTTATTTCTGGGTTGAGCGTAACATCATCAAACTTCCATTCAACGGAGTCAAAGGTGACGCAAACAGCAAACGACTTGAAGTACAAGTGCCTTGTGTCGAGATGTTTGGACCAGAATATGTTTGTCCTATTCTGGCAGAAGTTCGCCCTTGGTACAAGGATGAGTCTTTGAAAGAAATGGCTAACAAATACTGGAAAAAGCGTTCGTATTTGTTCCAAGGCTTTGTTCGTGCTAATCCAATTGGTGAAGACAAAGCACCAGCAAATCCTATTCGTCGCTTTATCATCAGTCCACAAATCTTTACAATCATCAAGTCTAGCTTGATGGATCCTGAAATGGAAGAATTGCCAACTGACTACCTTAAAGGTCTTGATTTGAACATCAAGAAATCTTCTAAAGGTGGATACGCCGATTACTCTACTTCAACTTGGGCCCGCAAAGAATCCGCATTGACTGAAGCAGAAGCAGCAGCAATTGAAACTCATGGATTGTTTGATCTGGCCAGCTTCTTGCCTAAGAAGCCAGGTGAAGCTGAGTTGCGTATCATCAAGGAAATGTTTGAAGCATCAGTTGATGGTCAACCATATGACTTGGAACGTTGGGGTGCTTACTATCGTCCATGGGGTCTTGAGGCTCCAGCTGGCGCAGCTAACACTGGTTCACGTCCAGCCCCAGCAGCACAGCCTGCTACTATCGCCCGTGCTCCGGCAGCAGCTCCAGTAGCTGAATCAGCCCCACAGGCTCAAGCATGGGAAGACGATGTTAAAGCTGCTGAAGAATCATTCAGCGCCCCAATTGCTGCCCCAGCTAAAGCTGCTGGTAGCGATAAAGCTACCGACATCTTAGCAATGATCCGCGCCCGTCAGACAAAATCTGTCTAAAGTAAACAAGGGGACGCAAGTCCCCTTGTCTTACGGAGAAGTAATATGACATTACCTGATGAACGCTATCGTGCCATCAAGCAAGGTAGAAGACTCTTAGAAGAATTGTGTGATCCAGGAAAGACACCTCGTGTTCCTAGCTTGGTTAGAGACCGAGCAAGAGCCGCACTTAGACATTTTCCCAACGATTGGGAATTAGAGAATATCGCTGTAAGCTGCCCCGAGTTACTTGACACGCAGCCGTACAGTGTGTATAATTTTACTAACAAATAAGAAAGATTTAATATATGGCAAAGCCCTTCGACCTAAGCAAGTTCCGCAAAGGTGTAACAAAAAGTATTGAAGGCCTATCAATTGGCTTCAACGATCCAACTGACTGGATCAGCAC